CACCTAACCGTGCAGGCAGACCGTAAAATTTTTACGGGCAGCCGGAAAGAATCTTTCGGGCAGCAGGAAAAAAATTTACGGGCAGAAGGAAAGAATAGTACCTCTACTAATACAATAGAGAGAACAGATAAAAACACATCTAAAAAGAGAGGGGCACGCCCGAGGGATTTGGATGAAGTTTTGGAATCTTTCAAGGAGGTTGGTGCGGAGGAGTCGGAGGCCCTCGCCTTCTTCGACTACTACGAAGCCAACGGATGGACACAAGGACGAAACAAACCCATCAAAGATTGGAAGGCCGCCGCGCGCGGTTGGATAAGACGATCAACCCAATTCAAAAAGAATGACACCAAAAGATTTGGCCCTTCGGACGGCTCGCTCATTGCAGAGCATCTCCGACGCCTCGCGAATGAGTCCGGAGAGGGCATGGCGTGAAGGCACAAACGTACTCGTCGCGTACCGAGAGGCCCCAGCAAAGACGGAAGCCACCCTCATCATCCTCCTGAAGGAGACGCTCCAGTACCTCGACTACAACAAAGGCATCACCGCCGACCGAGACATCTTGGATGCGGTCCACCATCTACGGGACACCTTCCCGGCCATGAAGCTCGAAGAATGGGCGGTCATCATGCACCGCCTCAAGACTGGCGAATACAGGCCCGGATATGAGCGTTTGAAACTTCCCGAGTTAGTTGATATATTCAGGCAGTACGAAGGCGAACGAGCCGCCGTCAGAGAAGGCAACTGGAACGAGCTGAAGAAGCACGCACCTGATCGCCTCAGCGACGACCAACTAGACGCCTTGTATAAGAACTACAAGAAACGTCGTGAAGCGGAAAGCAAAGAACTCCAAAAGGGCGCAGACATCAAGCGAGTCCCGGTCAAGAACGGGCGGTGGGAACACATCCCGTACCCGAACTCCAAACCGGAGCGCGATGGTGAAGAAGGTGGACACGGTGTTCAGCCAATACATCCGCCTGAGGGCGAGTGATCACCGAGGTATGGGAGAGTGCTACACTTGCGGAGCGGTCCGACATTGGACCGAGGTAGACGCTGGGCACTTCATGAGCCGGGCGTGCATGTCCACACGATGGGACGAGAAGAACGTGCAGTTCCAGTGCAAGCGGTGTAACGGCTTCCGAAGCGGGGAGCAGTTTCTGTTTTCCCAACACCTCGACAGGCAGCACGGAGAAGGCACCGCCGAGGAACTTTTGATTGAATCCAAGAAGACGCGCAAGTTCAGCCGCGACGAACTTGAAGCCCTCTTCCACCACTACAAGCGCAAAGTCGATGAACTCAAAAGCACGAAGGGACTTTGACGCATGGTTCACGGAGCACTACGACGAGCTCGTAGAGGTCTCCCGTCGGTTGCATCGTGACAACCTCGACCTCTTGCACCATACCTACCTCTCGTGCGTGCTGGCCCTACGCAAGAACAAGAACATCTTGGACAACCTTCCGGGATATGTCCACACCGCAATGTGGAATCTTTCCACGGGGACCTTCCGGAAGCTCTACAAAATCACCGACGCACCCGACTACACCCACGTTTCAAACTACGACATCCAAGAGGCCATCAGAAAGGAAGAGGCGTTGATCATGGCCAACCATCTCTCGTGGTTTGACAGAACCGTTTTAGAGTTATATCTTGACGGGTGGAGCATGGCCGAACTCGCCCGGCAGTCGGGAATAGGTGTGTCGGTCTTGTACGAATCCATCTCACAAAGCAAAAAGAAACTCCGCCGTGTTATTCGTAGACGTGAAAACTAGGACCGAGAGGTACGACACCTGCCTCGGATGTGAGCACTTCGTGACCACGACCAAGAGTTGCGGTCCCCTCGTGACGGAGGCGTTCACGGACTCTCCCTTGTGTGGGTGCTATATGCCCGCCAAAACCAAACTCAAGGTCGCCTCGTGCCCGCTTGATAAGTGGCACGCCACCATCCAGCCGGAAGAGGTAGAACAAATCAGAGAATACCTTGATCGCCCCAACCAAGACAAAACAATCGAAGAGCTCAACGACCTCTCCCGGCGGTTCCTGACTGGACAAAAGGCGAGCGGGTGTTCTTCATGCAACCGGAAACTTTTACAACAACTCAAAGACCTCGTACACAATGCCGATACCCAAACCTGACCAAGACGAAAAGATGACCGAGTTCCTCAACCGATGCATGAGCGACGAGGTCATGAAGACCGAGTTTCCCAACGAACGCCAACGTATGGCAATATGCGCGAAAGAATGGAGCAAAAAATAACAGACAACTTCTACCTCAACGTCGGACAACTCCACGACTACTCCCACGACAAAACCCTCGTCCTCGAACGGGCGCGTCGTGGGGTGACCGCGCTGGGCCTTGAGTGGGGCGACATCATCGCCCAAAACCGCAGGGGCCACGTAGCCGACACCAGACACATTGTTTCGAAGTATCTTCGAGATAACGGTTTTAGGTTTCAAGAGATCGCCAAGACCCTCCAACGAACGAACCACACGACCTCGTGCTATAGCGTCCGGAGAGCTCACGAACTCCTTGAGATTGACCGCCGCTTTCGGGCCGACTACAAGAAATTTTTGAACGCATGACCCTCCGCAAAGTTAAACGGATGCTCAACGAGAGCGACGACTTCCTCGTCTTCACACGAAAGGACACCGGGGCCGACGTCGCCAACTTTGGAGTGTTCCACAAAGACCAAGACTCGTGGGAGATTCTTTTGAACCTCGCCGTGTCAGACTATCACATCAGAGAAACCCTACGCAATGTTCTTAACGCCGCCGATACTTATCGAGACGAACAAGCTCAGGACTCACCCGAATAACCCGCGATACATCCGACGGCAGAACATGGAAGACCTCAAACGCTCCATCGCCGAAGACCCAAAGCTCATGACGGTGCGGCCTCTCTTGGTCAACCCTGACATGGTGGTGTTTGCCGGAAACCAAAGACTCCGCGCGTGCATCGAGCTTGGGTGGGAGGCGGTCCCTTGTAGCGTGTGCGACTGGACCGAAGAGGAACAAGAGCGGGCCATGATCAAAGACAACGCCCATCACGGAGAGTTCGATATGGACATCTTGGCAAACGGCCCACACGAGCCAGAACAACTCCAAGAGTGGGGGGTGCCCATCGACTGGGACAAACCCGAACCCGAAGACAAACCAAAAGAACTGAAGCAATGCAAGCACTGCGAGAAGATGATACCTTGACAGGGTTGGACACTTTAGAACCAAAAAAGGCAAACATGGTCGAGGCCCTCACGAAGGCGTTGGGCATCGTCAAACTTGCTTGTGAGTCGTGCGGCATCTCAAGGCAGACTCACTACAACTGGCTCAAAGAAGACCCAGCATATAAGGCAGCGTGTGACAACCTGCCTGAGGTAGTGTTGGACTTTGCAGAACACCACCTCCACAAACTCATCTCACAAGGCAACCCAGCCGCCACCATCTTTTATATGAAGACCAAAGGCAAGGGGCGCGGATATGTCGAGAGACAAGAGATTGAGGTGGCCGAGAAGAAGCCGTTGTCATGGTTCGTGTCTGACGATTCGACCGTGAGTTGAGGCAACCCGCCACATACTACCACGTCAAGAACTCCACGGCCAAGGTCCAAGTCCACCAAGGAGGCACGCGATCGGGCAAGACCTACTCCATCCTCACGGCCCTCATCGAACTCTGCCACCGCAACGAGAACTCCGGGGCGGTCATCACAATTGCCCGCAAGACCTTTCCGGCCATCCGCGCCTCGGTCATGCGCGACTTCTTCGAGATACTCGAACGGGAGGAGGTGTACGACGTCAACCTGCACAACAAGAGTGAGGCCACCTACATCCTATTTGGGAACATGGTGGAGTTCATCTCGGTGGACCAACCGCAAAAGGTCAGGGGCCGAAAGCGCGACATCTTGTTTGTGAACGAGGCCAATGAGCTCACGCTCGAAGATTGGCGGCAACTTATGCTTCGCACCACGGGCAAGGCCATCATCGACTACAACCCCTCGGATGAGTTTCACTGGATATACGACCACGTGCTCACCCGGCCCGACCACGAGTTTTTCAAGACGACCTACAAAGACAACCCGTTCCTTCCGGAGTCCACGGTCGCCGAGATTGAACGACTCAAGGAAGCCGATCACGACTACTGGAGAGTCTACGGGTTGGGCGAGCGTGGCGTATCTCGTGCGACCATTCTAACCCATTGGAAGGCGGTGCCACAAGTGCCGGAAGGGTGGCGTCTCTTGTCCCTTGGTTTAGACTTTGGATATACCAACGATCCCACGGCCATTGTCAAGGTCTACACCGACGGCCACGGCTTTTGCCTCGACGAGGTTTGCTACGCCACGGGTCTGACAAATGCCGCCATCGCCCAAACCTTACGAGACGCCGACATTGGAAAGGCGATGATTGTAGCCGACTCAGCCGAGCCCAAGAGCATCGACGAAATACACGGGCACGGGTTCAACGTACACCCAGCCCGCAAAGGCCCGGACTCCGTGCGTTCAGGCATCGACTTCCTCCGGTCCCGTCCGCTCCTCATCACCGAGCGCAGCGTGAACGGCATCAAGGAACTCCGGAACTACAAATGGAAAGTAGATAAGAATGAAAGGCAACTGAACGAGCCCGTCGACGCATTCAATCACTTCATCGACGCGAGCAGATACGCGATCACATGGAACCAAACCAACCCGAACTTTGGGCGATATGCCCTCGGATAACTTGAGGAATCTAACCTTTTGAACTTGTAACAATATGAAGCTGCGCCTCCCCGCCTCTTTTCAAGACCTAACCCTCCGGCATCTTATGACGCTGGAGACCGAAACCGACCCCGTTAAGCGCGTCCAAGCCGTCACGGGTCATTCGTTCGCGGAACTCCGCAAGATGCCCCACAAATTGATTGTGGAGGCCAACGCACACCTCGACACCTTGCAGGCCAACGAGGTCGCCCAGCACAAAGAAATTATCGAACTCAACGGCGTAGAGTATGGGTTTGTTCCGGACTGGGACGAGTTCAGCGCGGGAGAGTGGATTGACATGGAGACGTACACGGCGGACTTTTGGAAGACGCCACACAAGGCCATGAGCATCCTATACCGACCACTCGACAGGAAGTGGGGGGACCGCTACTCCATCAAACCCTACACGGCCAAAGAGGACGCCGACGTGTTCCTCGATATGCCCGCCCCTCTCGTCGCTGGTGCGTTGCTTTTTTTTTGGAGTACCGAAAAGAAACTGTTGAACGCTTTGCAGTCCTCTTTAATTCAGAAAACGCAGGAGGTGACGAGTTTGCTGCAAAGTGGGGTTGGTACCCCGTCCTCTACACCTTGGCCGGTGAGGACATTCTTAAAATGGACGCAGTCACGAAGCTACCCGTTGGCCACGCCTTCACCCACCTCGCCTACCTCAAGGACTTGAACTTTAAGAGAGAGCAAGCAAGCAAGAACCGCATCGCATGATCACATTCAACAATATCGTCTCCAAGTTCGAGGAGTTCTGTGAAGACCACTTCTTCATCAAGACGTTCTCGTATGGCTCGCCCTCGGACGTGGACTTGGAGAAGTTCGAGCAGTACCCGCTCCTTCACTTGGTGTACACGGGTGGAGACTACAACTCACCGAAGGCCAAGACCTACAACCTTGAAGTCTACATCCTCTCTTTGCCTCCCTCGAAGGCGGACAAGGTAGAATATCAAAAGGAGAACATCTCCAACGCCGAGCAGGTGGCCGAGGACATCTTGGCCGACATCCAAAACGGAGGCAACATCTTCCAATTTGGGTTCCACTACGACCTCGTCAACGCCTCGGTGACACCGCTTGAAGAGACCCAGAGCAACGCCCTTGCCGGGTGCCTCTTGGACATCGCTATCTCGGTACCTTACACCTAC